GATGTGCCAGGAACCGTTGTAATTGCCGTTGTTAATACCATCGGAATTGAAGTGTATGCAACAGCAAACTTTACTGCTTTTGCCGTTGGAGTGTCTTTCACTGGTGTTATGGTTTCAACACCCCATTGAATCAGCAAGCCGTTTGAGAATTGCACACGGCCTGATCTGTTGCCGTGTACAACAGGATCACTGGTGACAAATTCATCACCGCCATTTGCCCTTGTTACCTTGACATTGGCATCAAAGACAAGGTTTTGTGTGCCGGACAAATACCGCCATACGCCATGCCCTCTTGCGGTATCCCAGCAGCCAATGGATGTTACACTGTTTCCGCTTGCGCCGTACAGCTTGCAGTTGTGTACATTCGCCGCATCTTCAGTTGTCTGGAAGTATATGTCCTTTTCTATATCAGACTTTTTGACACCGCCCATGTATATGTATTGGTTGATGCTCATTGGCAAATCAATTTCCAGGCCTTCTTCCAGTTCTGACACCTTACCAAAGGCCATGCCTTTGCCGCTTGAATTAAAGTCAATCAAGGTGAAGGCAGTGGCAACTTCAGCAAGGGCTGTTGTCGTGCTGAAAAAGTCAGTCAGTGAAAGCCGCAAGTCATAGGAAGCATCAGTGTTCAGGTTGATGTTCAGCAGCATATTGCTGTCATAGGAATACACACTGCCTGTTGAAGCTTGTGTCCAGGTATCGCTGCCCTTCTGCCTGTATTCAACAACATAGCTTTTGCTGTTTTTGTTGCTTACAGGCGCAACGCTGAATTTGATTCTTGCCAGTGCCATTGTGCCATTATCATCAGCAGCCCCAAGGCCATTTGCCCTTACAGCAGTGAATGTGTTGATCTTTGGCGCTGTATAGGCAATTACAGCAATTGTCCTGGTAGTGCTGGCAGTTCGCCCACGGCTATCTGTAACCGTGATTGTAGCTGTCCTGTTTCCGGCTGTGCCAAGTGTGCTGGTTGTTGGCGCTGATCCCGTGTACGTTTTGCCATCAATAACTGTTTTGTATGCCTTGATGGTTGAACCAAGCGCCCCAGCAGCCGTGATTGTCACTTTGGCCTTTGACTTGCTTTGCACAAAACCGCCGAACTGTGCATTGATGCCTGACACCGTTTCAGCAATGGTCACGCCTGAAATGGTAGGCACGACAGATGCAGGAACGGTCAGCGTGAAGTTCTTAGAAACAGCAGATCCAATCTTTGTGCTGCCTGAATAGGTTGTGACAGTGACCTTGGCTGTGCCGCTTGTGGCGCTGGGAATAGCGTTCAGCCAGCTTGTAGGAATGGCATAGCTGGTAGATGTGCCAACGCCCGTTGTTGTCTTGGAATAGCTTCCAAAGCTAAATACAACAGTGTGCGTGAAGCTGCTTGCCGCCCTGGTGATATTGACTGTGCAAGCATTCGTGCCGTTCACGCTGACAGAGGATGTAACACTGCTGATGGTGGATGCCCTTGCTATGGTGTTGAAGGTGCCGTTGCCGGATGCCGTGATATTGCCATAGTAAGTGCCGGACAGCGTAACATTGATTCCTGCTGTGGCAGAAAAAGAACAGGTCTTTGTGCCATTCGCATTGTGGGCAACAGTGACCGTTTTTGTGTACAGTGTCTTTGTTTGGTTGCCTGACAGCGCAGCCGTGAAGCTGAAGGTGTACTTTGTGCCGTTGATTGTCAGACTTCCTGATTTGCTTGCACTGGAATTGATGGTGTAGCTGCTGCCAGTGGACACAAGCTGCACTTTGGCTGTCACGCTGGAAGTGTTGTTTGCCACCGACTGTGAACCGACTGACCATGCAATCTGAAGGCGGTATCCTGTTCTGATTGCTTCCTGAATGGTGCCTGATGTTGCCATGTTCTGCCCTCCAATCTTTATAGATCAGAAGGCCTATCATCCCTTAAATCTTCTTAAAAGACAGATTTCCGTTATCTCTGGGCATGAATGCGAAGTTGCCAAGCTGTAAGCTGTGAAGGATCTGTGTATCTGTCACATACAGCTTGCGATTGCTGAAGTAGGCCACTTCTGCACCATCCTGAAGGAAGCTGATTCTGTCATTGCTGATCTGCAATTCCAGTTCGTTGCCTACTTCGCCCAGCAGGATCATGCCATCTACAAAGCGGATGTACTTCCTGATTTCTTCAAACTCTGCATCTGTGCCGTTTGCAACAGCTTCAATATCCTGGCTGAATTGGTTGAACTGGATTTCAAAGCTGTTTTTCGTCTGCTCTATGGTGGTGCTGACAGACGAAACAAGGGCATCTGTGTCTTCCTTCAGATAGTAGTTTTCAGCCACAGTAGATTGGATGTTCTCTGCTGCCACGCTGATAGAAGCTTGCAGGTTTTGTTCCACATTGTAAATGGCTTCAGATTGCGTTTTAGCGGTCTGTTCCATTGCCCGAAGAATCTGTTGTTGCTGGCCTGAAAGTCCCTGTACAGCCCCACTGAAGCCTTCTATCACGCCGCCAAGCGTCAGTTTGTTTGACGCAGGTTCAAACAGTTTGATAGATAGCTTGCTTACCCTGAAAAGCTGGCCTATGCCATGTGGGGCGCTTGTCACTCTGACTTGTGTGCCAAGATGGAATGACGAAAAAGCAGTGTCCACTGTTGCCAGGTCAGCAGCCGTTAATTCAACGGTTTCAGGCAGGTTGACAAGATCTGCAAGATGTGCTTGTCCTTTGGTTAGAAGGTTTGCAGCTTCGGTCACATCGTCAAAAATGACCGTCTTGACAATTGTGCCATATTGTGCTTTGGCTGTTTCATCCACGATGTAATCAAGACCATTATTCACTTCCGCAATGGTCAATCGCACATCGGTTTCTTTGTCTTCTTCATCCTTCAGCTTTGCGCCAAGGGGAATGACAGCCGTTGCAATATCAGCGCCCTTGCGAATGCGTTTCAGATCCAGCAGGTTTTTACCAAATGTGATTGTCTGTGGTGAAAGCAAGGTAACGTCTTGCAGATAATCAATGTAATTGATGTATCCTTCATGGCGCACAACAATATACCCGCCCAGCAGGTCAATCAGCTTGCTTTTCAGTTCCGTCCAGGTGTCGGTATGGTTGATGTTTGACCGCACAATATAATCATTGGCATCCGTTACAGTGACATTGCCAACAGTAAACCACTTGCTTTCTTCCACCTGTTCATTGTGTCTGGTTACAAGCAGGTTCAGAAAACCGCTGACAGTGACGGAATAGTCATATGGGCGCTGGATGCTGTCAATCAGGAAGGCCAGTTCACCTTCGCAGGAAATGATCTTTTCATTGTGCCAGCCAACTTCGTCATCCAGCACACGCCCACGGAAAAGCAGGTAATCATCCTGGTACAGGGTGATGATGCTTTTCATCTTGTGAATCATGCCGTAATACGGATGATCGGAAGGCAAGCCAAACACAAAAGAACCTGTCTTGTTTTCTTCCAGTTCCACAGACGGATCAAGAATTTTCAGGCCTTCAAGGCGGTCATTGTAAAGCGTTAAGCCATCGCAGTATAGCCTATACATTTACAGCATCGCCTCCTGCCATGTGAAGGTGATGTTACCAACACCTGTGACAGTAACAGTGTTTTCACCTTCCGTCAGTTCCAGATCAGGCAGTGTGTAGCTTCCGCTTCCCAAATCCCATATGTTATAGGTCTGATATACAATGTTAAGGCTGGCATCTGCTGTGATGGAGATTTCCGGCACAGCACGTTTTCTGCCGTTTGTCAAGGTGATGACTTCCGTGCCATTTACAGCCTTGCTGACAACGGTTTTTGCAACCTTGTATTTGTACGGCTCACATTCACACTCCACACTGACAGTGCCAATTCCCTTGTCATTGGTAAAGCTACTCACAAAGCACCTTCCCATATAGAAAAAGGAAGGATCATCGTCCAGGATGATCCTAACCTTTTTGCCATGGATAGCGTTTTTGATTTGGGAAAACTGTGTCAGGAAGGTTTCTTGTGGTTCAATGCTTGTAAACTGGAATTTGTGTTTTACATCATCATACTTCGGTTCGCCAAAGAAGTCTGTCAGATCCAGCGCACTGTCTGCGCCTGGAATGTCAATCTTGTTCACCTTTACTTCAGGTGCGCCCATTTCCTTTGATTCAAGAATCAGGCGCAGGTCACGGTATGAATGCAATGTACCAAAGATTATTCCTTTCACTATCATTTTCCTTTCTTTTTAATTAGCCTTCTCGAAGGTAAGAAGCACAATGCCAGGTTCAGCCTGTTTTACCATGGTAAGCACAGAATAGCCTTCAAACAGCTTGTCACCCTGGTTTTCGCTCTCACGCTTCAGCCATTCAAGACCTTCAAACTCTGCCGCGATCTGCGATATGGAATCATTGGTAGACATCTGCATGTACAGTGTTCCCGTGCTTACTGTGTCAATCCAGTCAACATTGTATGTGTATCCGTTACTTGTTTTCAGCAGCATTTGCGTTAACCTCCAGCATTTTTAACTGCATATCTTCCTTCATCTGTTCAAGCGTCTGAATGGAAGCAAGCAAGCAGTCAAGATTTTCCCTGCCACGCACAGTGACCTGATTGAGTGTATAGATGATCCTGTTGATTTGCTTAACATACTGATCCATTTTGCATTCCTCCATTACGATGCCAGAACAACCATTGTTGCAGAGTTGCCATCGGCATCTGTGTATTTGAGTGTCTTTGCTTTGAAGGTTGCATCTGTCACTGTCAGTACCGAACAATTGACGTTGTGAGCAGACAGTTTGCTTGTCGAAATGCTGGTGCTGATCTGATTGGTAATGCTGGCAAGTTCACTGCTCAATTTGCTTGTTGTGACATAACCAGACAGATTAATCTTGCTGGCCTTAATGGTGACTTCTTCAGCGGTTTGGTTGATGGAAGAAATCACGCCATCCTTTGACACCTTGCTTGTGATTGCATTTGCATTGATCGTGATAGCAGCTTCAGCTTCAGACACACGGTTTGTCAGTTCGTCAACAGTAGTCGTTGTCGCTCTCAACAGGATTTCAGCTTCCAGCGCATCCATGTCAAATTCAACAGTAGACAAGCGCTGTGTTACATCATCGTAGTTTTCAATATAGACATTCAAAGACTTTTCCGTCTGCTTGATATGGTTGCTGTTTGCACCGCTCCGCTTGCTGCTTTCTGCCACACTGCCAGACAATGTTTGTTCAATCTCGCCGAAGGTATAAACAGTGTTTTCAGGATCGAAAAGATCAATGTCAATCGCAGAACAGATCATTTCCTTGTCGATCCCATGCGGCGCGGAATATACATGCACTGTATCGCCCAGATGGATTGTATCTGTGTCCACATTCAGCAGGTGAAGATCAACCGCTGTGATGGTCAGTGTATCGAGTGTGGCGGCATTGTTTAGCTTTTCCCGCGCCAATTCAAGCAGTCGTGCCGGATTGGTAATGTTGTGCCAAACATAATGCTTGACAATCCTGCCGTACTTTGCTATGCCTTCTGCGCTTTCAATGTAATCCTTCCCATTGTTGACAGATTCAATGGTCAGTGTGTCATTGCTATCTTCCAGATCACTCAAAGGCACAAGCACAGTAAAAATGTCCTGCGCATTGATATGGTTTTCGATGTCCAGCAGATTCACGCCAAATTCAATCTTCTGGTTGCTGGCTTCATTGTACTTGTCCAGATAATCGATGTAGCGCACGCCATCTTCACGCCGGACACGCAGGAAGCCGCCGTATCTATTAAGCAGGAAAGAACGCATTTCATTCAGCGTATCACGATAGTCAGTGCTCTCTGTGTTGAATGTGTTTTCATCCGTAACAGCAGAAATTGTACCGATTACAAACTGTTTGTCAGCATCCACCTGTGCATTGTGGTTTGCAATCATCAGCCGGAAGAAATCAGCAGCCTTTCCGTCAAACTTATACGGCCTTTGCAGACTGTCCAGCAGGTAGGACAATTCGCCTTCGCAGCGAACATCATTCTGATTGTAGAAATCCACTGTAGCTTCATACGCTCTGCCACGGAAGATTTCTTCGCCATCCTGCTCCACTGTGATAACGCTTTTCATCTTGTGCAGCGCATCCTTCATGGCATGAACAGGTGGCAACATAAAGGAAAGCGCATCGCTTTTGTTGATCTCATACTTCAGCTTTGGCGATATAATCTGATATTCTGCATCAGAAAGGGCAGGTGAATATAACACCTGCCCATCTACTTTGATAACATACATTTACAGCACCTTCTTTCCTGTGATGAATCGTGCTGTTTTATAAGGCTCTACCTCTGCTGTAATGACAACATCCGCTGTGTGTGCACCCGGCTCCCAGGATGCAATCTTTGCACGTCCTGTGTACCTGTATTCGTTGTCATCATCCAGGATAATTTCAACGATCTTGCCGTGCAGGTGATTGAGAATGTCAGTGTACACCGTTTCCCATCTGTCACGGTGACAGTGCAAAGTAAACTGGCACTTGATTTCTCTCTGCTTGTAATGCACCTGGCCTGTCAGTGCTTGCGTCAGATCAATGATAGCATCCGATCCAGGCACTTCCACCAGCTTTGTTTTCGGTTCGGGAGGGCTGACAACAGGAAAGCCCTTCAGCAGCAAGCCCCAATCCCAATAGCTGTGCTTGCCGTTAAATGTTACACCCCGCATTTACATCACCCCCTCGCATCACGCGCCGCTTGCAGCCCAAGGCCGATGTTGATCCTCGGCAAGAGCCTACCAACAAGCACACCGTCATTCAACGTCACACTGCCTGTTGTGATCGTAACGCCACTCATGCCATCTTTGACAGCCTTTTCTATTGTTTTACCATCAAGCGTAGCTTCAAGCCTCGTCATAACGCCTTCCAATCTGCTAATAGTATCACCCTGCTGCAAAATCGGACCTTGCCAGTCGGGTGCATAGTTTTTGTAGTTCTGCTCGTTCAAATAGTCCTGTAATGTTGGCGTGGGCGCCGTTAATGCGTCCACAACATCCATAACCTTTTGCATTTCCGTTGTTGTAGCAGGATCATTGAAAAATTCTTCAGTTCTGCGCACATTGCGTTCAAACATATCGGTTTTTGTCTGGTTGTACCACTTCTTCAGATTTGTAAACCATTTTGTATTTTGTGCCGCAAAGTCAATAAACGCATCTTCCGCTTTTTCTTCTGCGCCTTGTGCTGTGTCCATCATGTTTGCCATGGCGTTTTTGAATGATCCGTATTCCTGCGCCCACACAAGAGCATTCCATACTTCATTTTCTGTGATGTCGTGAGCTGTCAGCATATCATTGATGATGGTGTTACGGTATTCCTCCAATTCTTCATTGGTCGTTGGCTGATACGTTGAATAATCCGTTTTGGGTTGTATAACATCATTGATGTATTGAAGCCCTGACGCAAATCCTTCCATTGTTGCATCTTTACCGAAAATAGAATTTTCAAGCAGTTCACGGATAAAAACACCATTTTCAACAAGTTGGCGTGTTTCCTGGGCGTTAAGCTGGTCATAACCGCTAATATCTGTCCAAGCCTTAGTAGCTTTAAACAATTTTGAATCAACACCCATAATATTGTTGCCAAGCACTGTTAAGCGCTCAATAACTTCTTCCATTGGTGTGCCTACGCTTAAAAGCTGGTCAGCCGCCATCATCACGGAATTAAAGGAAAGTGGCGTGTTTTTTGCGAACTCTTTCAGGGAATTTGTAAATTCTTCCGCTTCTTCAGATGAGATATCCAACTTTGTTTGATATGATTTTGTATACACTTCCATATCTTCGTTGCGTTCAGTACCCACAGAAATTAAATTTCCAATATAATCAACAATCTTTTTCCATGCAAACGTACCGGCCGCGACTGTTGCATTGGATATTGGCAAAATGGTATTATTGCCGCTTTTTGTTGGTGTGCTTGGTGTTGTGCTTGGTGTGATGCTTGTGCTGCCAGTTGTAGGGCTGGTGCTGCTACCGCCTCCCAATTTTCCTGCAAGCGTGTCTGCTTTTTGCATGAGCGCATCAATCTTTTCTTCCGCTTCTTTACAGTCAATAGTAATCTTCCCGACAAGCGTAAAGAGATCCATGGTCTATCACCCCATTTTGTAAACTTGACAATTTTCTGTTTTTGTGCTTATATGCACTTGGAATATGGTGCTGTGTAGGAGGTATCACATGAAAAGAACATTGTGCGTCATTATCTTGTTGGTTTCGCTTCTCTTTCCGTTGCATGCGAGTGCTGACACAAGCACAGAAACGATAGACGCTTGTAAAGTGCTGCTCGAAATGATATTAGAACCTAACGATGTTTCAAGCTATGACATTGTCAGTGACAACTCAGGATTCATTATTTATGAAACGATTGATGGAGCGTTTTTCAGTTGTCTTTCGTATGCAACAGGATTAGTTGATACCGCGCAATGGGATAGTTTGATTTCGTCAACGGTTGATTATATGGAATCCATACGCAATTTCATTTACGAAGTTTCAGGTGAAAACCTAAGTCTGCTTTACGTTATGTCTGATACTTCCTGGCGTGAAGTTCCTTATCTTGTCATATATAACGGAACAGTGATATATGACAGCATGCCAACCTGGTCTTGGTTTTTCAGCAAAGGCGAATAACAAAAGGGACGGTTTAACCGCCCCTTTTTTGTTACCGAACATTCCCGCGCTTTGTATGTTCCCAACGATTTGCAAGCCCTGTGTCAACAGCAGGAAGCAGCGAACCAACCAATGCACCAGCATCAAGTGTCACTGCGCTTGGCATGGCTCTATCCAGGAAGTCCATTAGCCGTTCAAACTGTTCTATCAGCGCCCTGACAACAGGCTGATCGTTTTCCTTGACAGCATCCTTGATGTATGCTTGCAAGGTTTCAATGGGAGCAACAGCTTCTTTGCCAGCTTCACCGCCACCAAGGAAGGTATTGCCGGACATGCCGAAGATTGTCGGTTTGTCAAGCACTGCACCTTGAGCATTCCACTTGACATTGAAGGAAGGCAGTTTACCCTTGCCAGCAATGCCAAATGGCGCTTTGCCGCCACTGACAGAGATTTTCGGGATCTTCAGATTGCTGAAGATTTTGCCGATGCTCAAAGGGAACAGGCCTTTGATTTTCTTGATTGCCTTGCTGACAGATTCCCTTGCGCCATCAATCTTGTCTGCAATGGTATCTTTGATTTTTCCAAAGGTGTTTTGAACAGTTTTCAGCACACCCTTGAAATCATTGAACTTGCTTTTGATACCATTGACAGCAGAACTGCCAACAGACTTGATCTTGTCCCACATTTTGATCCAGAAATCACGGAATCCCTTGTTGTTATTCCACAGATAGATGAATCCTGCGACAAGGCCAGCAAGCAAGCTGATGACAAGGCCAATTGGATTTGCACGAAGCGCAGCGTTGAACAGCAGGATTGCTGCACGCACGCCCTTAATGGCCTTGGTAGCAGCGGACATAATGGCGCTCCATTTCAGCACAAGCAGGAAGGAACCCACGCTCACTGTGGTTGCTATGATAGCAGCCTTCCAGGCATCCACTGTATTTTTGTTGTCCTTCATCCACTTCTTAGCGTCCTTGACCTTTTGAATGAGAGATTCCAGCTTTGGCACAGCAGCGCTGACCATGCCAGCAACGCCGTTTTTAATGGCTGTTAGGATAGGTTCTCCCACACGGCCTAACTCTGCAAAAGCATCTGTAAGGCGCTCTTGGGATTTCCTGGCTTCCATTACATCCTTGTTTGTTTCCTGGTACTGTGTAGCTGCTTCTCCGTAGGTATCCTTCAGCGTCTTCATGATAAGGTCTTGCCGTTCTTCCTCATTGGAACACGCTTCAAGTTTTTTGTTGAAATCCTCAACAGTGATACCTGCCCATTCCAATCCGTCTGCCAGACTGCCCTGCACCTCTCCCAAAGAACTTGTATGCACAATTGCTTCGTACAAGCCCTCCAGGGGAAGGCTCTGACCGTACCTGGCGAAGATCCCTGTGCCGATTTGCGTTAGTTCGTTCATTTCCTTTTCGTTATCGGCAATCAGGGCAATGTGCTGTGCAGCTTCCACAGCCTGTTCTGTGTCACCCAGCACAGCGTTCAGTTCTGAATAGGTGTTCTTTGCTTCAGTAGAGGAATGCCCAGACGCTTGAAAGGCGCTGTCAAGCAAGCCCATCTGCGCCCTGTATTCTCTTGTGCCTTCAATCGCAGCGATCCATGCACCGCCAAGCGCAGCGCCAGCAGTGACAACAGCTTTTCCGATGCCCAAAGCAACGGTACCGATTTTGCCAAAGGCATCATTTAGCTGGTTGCTCGTCTGATCTGCTTTATTGCCTGTATCGTCAAGTGCTTGAAGGGCTTGATCGTTTTCAATGGCGATTGTTCCTAATAGTTTGAATACATCCAACGCTTTCACCCTTTCTAATGGGTGAAACGCCTATCATCCCTGAAACAGATTGTCAATGATATTGTTTATGCCATCTTCAGTCAAGTCAGCATCGCTTGCTTTCTTGGTGGTGCTGTCAGTGCCACAGTGCTTCTTCTTCCAGTCATTGAAGTTATCGCTTGAATAGCTGTGAACGTATGCCACCCACAGCATCCATTCATTGTTCTTTTCTGCTTCTGCCTTCCTGCGCTCATATTCCGCTTCCAGGAAGCCCTGCACGAACGTTCCAAACCGTCCTTGGTTAATGTACCTATTCATCAAGTCCAAGGGATTGCTGTATGCTCGATACAGCAAATCCCAGAACTTGACTTCACCTATCAGGACAATTTGGAAAGTACCTTGAAAAAACTTGCATTCTTTTCATTCTTCACAATGTCCCAGATCATCATGGGGCTTGTGCCGAACTCCATTTCTTCAATTTCCTGTACAGGAATGCCGGATACATCAGACAGAAAAGCATATACTTCATCATGCACAGTATGCATGTTGCGGATGACAGCCATAATCAGCTTCATCATGACAACAGCACCGATTTCCTGCACGCTCTTCTGACCGCTTGCGACCTCCGCAAACACGGCAGAAAGATCACCAGGGAACACCTTGCCGATAATGTCAAGCACAGGCCACAGATCCTTGTCTACCAGTCTGCGCAAAGTATAAGGCTTATCTTCAGTCATCACAGTGTTTTCCATATTGTCCATTAGGTTATTCATCCTTTCTTGTTAGGCAGTGGCTACTTCATCGGCTGTAACAGGTGTCCAGCCTTCAGCCTTGCGAATAAAGATTGCATAGGGCAGCTTCACCACGCCATATTCAATATCGCTGTGGCATTCAAACGTACCCTTGAACATGGAATTGGTCTTGGTCTTGTTTTCGCCAGTAAAGCCAGATGTGCAAAGCGCTTTCTTGAAGTGGATAATAACTTCACGACCATCCAGCAGATGACCCCAATAACCAAAGCCCTGATAGAAGTGACCAGCACGCAGATGTTCGTCAGAAGTGATAACCTCAAAGTTCTTGTCAGTGGTTTCACCCAGCTTGCCAATCACCTGGTTCTTCACGTTTTCGGCTTTCAGTTCCAGGAAAGAAGTTTCCATCTGCGCCTTTTCGCCAATCTTCTTCTTCAGTTCCTCAACAAGCACCATCACGCCATCAGCAGGAATATCAAAGAACTCCGGTGTGATGGTAACACTGCCGCCTTCCTGTGTAGCACCCACAAGCGCAGCCCTTACGGCTTCTTCAGTAGGTGCAACCTTTTCGTTGTATTCAACGCCAGAAAAATAGACACCCGCATCAAAGAGGATCTTGGACGGAGTGCCAGTTGTAACGCCGCTCTGGATCATTTATCAATTCACCTTCCATTCCTGAATTATTAGATTGATTTTGATGCTCTTTAACCGTGCATCACCAGTAGGAACAACCATTGCCGAATCATAAGAAACAGCGACCCCTGTTCCATCTTTAAGGATCGCTGTCACGCCACAGGCTTTTTCAATTTTCTCTTTGCCTTCTTCAAGCTGCAACCATTCGCCCCTGGTATATCCACGCACAATGACAGTGCTTTCCTGATAACCGTTTTCTGTCAGGGACATGGAAGGCGATTCCATGTATTCCCATGTCCAGTATGGTTCAGACGTGGAAGAATGCCAGCGCATGAATTGGCAACGAATATCCGCACGTTCTAAAAGGCTCTTTACATATTCCATTGTTGCAATGCGCATTATTTCAACTCCTTTTGCAAGCGTGCTTCCATATCGCTCTTGGCTTTAGGCTTGATGACAATGAAGGCATTTTCCAGTGTGTAATTGGGATCACGACCATTTGTGGCATAGGCATCAAAGCCTTCAGCACGCATGGAATCAGCAACAGCTTGTGCTTCTGCTTCTGTTTGGTAATGTGTGCTTTCTGTTTCTCTGGGCGGTTGATCTTTCACATATACCCACCAGTCTTTGCGGCCTTGCTTGCCACCATTCTTCAGTGTGTCAGCATGGGAACCTGTGCCGTATTCTTCCCAATATGCAGCTTCCAGTGTACTGCCTATCTTGGCTTCGCCTGCGCTTGTATCAACACTTGTTGTGTATGAGCCACGAAGCTGCACACCCACATTGCCATCCATCTGGCAGTTGCGCTTTGCCTGGGATGCAATTTCATTTGACCATGTATACAGCCATGCGTCAGCTTCAGCCTTCATTGCCGCCTTCACCTGCACACTGAAATCCTGAAACACAACCTTTGCCATGTTACTGACCTCCTGTGTATTTCAGGTAGATTTCATAATGCTGATTCATCCCCATTGGATTATCAATCAGCATAATGTCATACAGCTTGCCATTGATGCGCATTCTGGCCTTTTCTGTGCAGACCCATTCATGAAGTGGCACATAATCACAGATGAAAATATGTGTAGATTCCTGGATCTTGGCACTGTAGGTGTTATATCTGGATTCGCCGGAAGACAAGTCAAGCCAGCCTTTGACAGTGTTGACTTCTAGCCATATCGGTTTTCTTTCGCCAATGGAATTTAATATCACATCCCGATATGCTTCGATAGTTGCTGTTACATTGCCGCCAATCACGCTCAAAACCTCGCTTTCATGTAGGGCATAAGGAAGCCCAGCAAGGATTTGGGATAGCCCAGGAGCGAATTTTCGCCGTTCATATCGAAGTATGTAACGGAATGTCTGGACAGGGATTCAGATGCAATGCCCACCTTGTCACGGTTTGCATTCTCCCACTTCATCAGATTGACAACGCCCATCTTCACATCATGCGGATAGAGGATCTTTGTTACCAGCACATAATCTTCATCGTACAGTTCTGCATCCAGGGAAATGGAATCAGAGCCAATGCTATGCACGACATACAAGCCATCATTCAGGGCAGATTCACTGATCTGCACAGTGTCATCTTCCTTGAGAAGGTTTGTACTGTAATACAGTTTCCCATTGATTACAGGGCAGGAAAAACGGAAAGCACGCTTTTGAAAGTTGTTGTTTGTATATGCCCGAATAGCAGACTCAAGCGCCCGAAGACGTGCTTCGAGCGCCAGGTCTGTTTCGGGATCGTTGGGATTATACAGACGGTATTCCGTCACAGACATAATCACCAGCGATCACCCCTTTACGCCTTAGTCTTCAGAATGACAATCTTGGATTCGTTTGTCATAGCAGGCATACCGTGGGCAGTGCAGACGATTTCGTCACCCACACCCACATGACGCTTGTGTTCCACCAGATTGCCGCGCTTCAGGAAATAGGTGATAGCAGGAAGATCATCTTCAGTTTCCGCATCGTTGTTCAGCTTGACGATGGGATTGTAATAAACGCCTTCTTCCAGCTTGACCTTATTGGAAACCTTCACATCACAGCCAGCAATGCGACCAATAGCGCCATTAACCAGAAGTTCAGGGCCGATCTTGTCAGCAGCAATGAAGTCATTATCCTTGCGAAGCTGTGTCTTCTGCTTGGAGTGGATAAAGATAACCTTCTTGCTATCTTCTTCCTCACCAAACATATCCACACCATCCACAATGGCGGTATACTTGATAGCAGCAGTGGAAGCGTCCACAACGTTCTGGGATTCGTACATCACAGCCACTTCATCATTGTCCAGCTTTTCATCAATGGACATAGCAATCTGGGTAGTGGCGGTACCAACGGGATTGCCGTAACCGCACATCTGGGCTTCATCGGTCAGCATAACGCCCTTACCAATCTTCTTGATGCCATACTTAGCAGTTGTGAAGGCCATCTTTGTGCTGTCAATGGGCTGGCCTTCCTCAAGGTCAACAGCTTCACCGATATAGCCCCAACGGGGAACGGTTACTTCAGAACCAGGAACACCCTGAAGAGTGTTGTCAACCTTGACATAGCCCTTCATAGCGGCCTTCTTTTCAACCTTGGCGTTAATCATATCGGAAACAACCTGGGGATCAAACACATCGCCATTTACAAGAGTAGTAACATTAGTCAGTTCTGCCATAATTCATTCATCCTTTCATCATCTGATTGTAAAGTTCCGGGTTTTCCTGTTTCAGGGCAACCCTGCTGTTATAGCCCATTTTGCTAAATTCTTCTTTGGTGACAACCTTGTCATTGTTGTCACTGTTTTGCAGTTTGTTTTCAATGACGGTCTTTTTGCCATCAGCAGCAAACTGTGTAGGAAGCTGGGTTTTCAGCGCAGCAATCTTGTCATCAATGCCCTTGATCTTGCCGTTTTCGTCAAGTTCAAGTTCGCCCTTGGCTTTCAGTTTGAAGGTGACATAATCAATGTCATCGGGCTTGACACCAGCAGAAAGAAGCGCTACGTTGACTTCTCCATCAATCTGTGCTTGCTTCAGTTCAGCCTGAAGCGTTGCAATCTGCTGTTCATAAGAAGCAACCTTCTGCTGCAAGTCACCTTGGCCTTCAGTAGACTTTTTCAGTTCAGCAATCAGGTTGTTGGCTTCCTTTAGCTGGGCACTTGCGCTTTCATGCTGTGTCTTCAGCTTGCCATAGCGCACATCCAGGTTTTCTTCGGATGCCGTGAAGATGCTATTGCTCTTCATGTCATCCTGGACAGCCTTGATAATGTCTTCGCTGATACCCTTTGCTTTCAAGATTTCGATAAGTGTCATTTGCTCAATTCCTTTCTACGCTTTTAACGTGGTTGCTTCACGATATGGAATAGGTGTTTAACATCGCCCCCGATGGATATATTAAAAGCCCCGATTTGGGGCTTTTAAGCGAGTAGCTTTGTCCATGTGTTTTTGCCCACAATGCCATCTGTATCCAGCTTGTTATCAGCCTGGAACACGTTGACAGCGCCATCTGTCCTCTTTCCAAATATGCCATCCACTTCGCCACAATCATAGCCAAGCGCATTCAGTAGGCGCTGCAATGTTTTTACCTGTGATCCTTGGTTTCCTTTCCGCAATTGCTTCAGTTCAACTTTCACAGTTTTTCCCTCCGTTTTTGCGCTCTGCGCTGGTTTGCTTTCCTCTTTGGGCGTTTCCTCCACCTTGATTTCAGGCGCTTTTACAGGCGTTTCTGCGCCGTTCATGCGCTCTGCAACGCGGGAACGGAACTTGTCCATGTTGTCCCCAAAGTGCTTCATCCAGGAAATAGGATCACTGTGATTGCTGGCATATCCAGCCTTGTGTGCTTCTGCATGGCTTGTGATGTTGTCAGCAGTCCAGCCGTACAGCTTGCAAAGATATGCACAGTATTCTTCAGCAACAGTGATTGCTTTCCAGTAGTAGTCAGCATCCGTATTGCTTCCCTGGCAGATTTCAAACTGCAAATAGGCATGCGGATCATAGTTGTAACTGCCTTTGCTTCCACCACCAGCGCCCCAACAGGCACGGTCATACGGCAAAGTCTGCGCCACGATCACTTCATTGTTTTTGTCATATCCAATGAAGGCATGTACGCTTTTTGTGGCATTGGTTTTGTTCCAGTGGTTGTTATACTGATTCTTGCCAAGCCTTTCTTCAGCATCCACATAGCGTTTCAGCATGCGATTGTTTGCGCCTGTGCTATGCACAAAGACACCCACAGGAGAAATAGAGCGATTGCGGGTGTAGCTTGGGTTTTTCTTCTGGTAAACTTGTAGGATCTCCATGCTATTTCCCCCATTCAAAAAGGGCGGTTTCCCGCCCTTCAGTTATTCAGTTTCTTCAGGCAGTGCTGTTTCCTCAAGCACAACAGGCGCATTGGCATTGGCCTTGTCCACCAGGCCTTCAGCGATTACATAGGCCAGCGCACCAGCGCCAGACATGATAAGCGCCACAACCTTTTCAATGGTTTCTTCAGCAACGCCGAACACGACAAGCAGCAGCATGCCGACAAATTCAGCAACAGCAACCCAAAGCTTACGGGAGGTCAGTTTGGCTTTCCAATCGATCATGTTATTACTCCTTTCATCAATCAAAAAAGACAGCCATATTAGCTGTCCTTGTGTCAAGTATTCTGTTTATGTTTCATACAGGCAAGGGAACCACCACCTTTCATGCATGAAAAAAGCACTGTATATTTACAGTGCTTTAGAAAATATTCTTCAGTTCGATTTCAGAATCAACATACACAGCATCCACTTCATAATCATTATAGACTTTGATCTTGCTATCATTTTTATGATAAACCTGAATAGCCGAGCCATCAACATCTATAAGAACATTCTTCTTGCTGATGCCTTTGAAATTAGATTCTATCAAATGACACGCTTTTAGAAACTCTTTGTTGTTAGCGGTTTTTGAAACCGTGTAAGAATACATGTCATTCATCCTCCAATCCCAATTCTTTGTTTACATTAGCATTTGTCTTGGTTGCTGTATTGTAGACATCCTCAATGGCTTCTTCTCTTGTCATGCCTTTACGTTCCATCTTGGATTTGACAAGTTCCTCAAAGGTTTTGTTCGGGCTGTTCTGATCCAGTTGCATTCTGGTGGCTTTATCAGCCATCATGTTCCTGGCTTCTGTTCTGATTCTGTTTCTCGCTTCATATGCCAGAAGCGCCTTTTCGATCATTGGCAAGGATTGATCGATGCTGTCAGGAATGTGAGAAACACTGTTTAAATACCATTTTCTGACTTCAGTATTTCCCAACTTTATTGTACCACTTTCGCCCTGTTTTTTCAAGGTTTTCCCAGTGATTTCAGCAGATTTTGCAGCATTCAGATACTTTTCTTTGAACTCTTCAAAATCCTTCGATTTATCCAGCCCCCAGAAATCAGCGCGTTCTTGCAATGTCTTCAGTTCTTCTTCATCCAGCGCTGCAACGGCTCTTGTCAGCAGAACACATCGACAGTTGCAATCTTCAGAAGGATCACCAAAGCCGCCAGGATATTTGGCTTTCTTTCCGTCAATCTCAAAGGCTTCACCCACTTCACGGATCTGCCCATCCAGCTTGCGGTGATTATCTCTTGTTCTGCCATCCAACACAGCGCACCATTGGTTTACAACATCCGCTTTGTGTTCTTTGGCTTCCACAGAAGAATCATAAGCTGCTTCCTGCTGGATTCTGTGCGATTCAGTACGTGTTATCAGCTTTGCACGGCTTAAAGGCGCTTTGGAAGCGTTGCTGATGTTTCTTGCTATCTCTGCATAAGTTAGGCTGGATGCAATACCTCTTGTGATCTCGCTGCTGATGGTTTTTTTAAGCTTTTGAGCGTCTACGCCAAGCGCTTCATATAAACCCTCGTTGATTTCCGAATCGGTCAGAATGGCTTTTACAGCCTGTTTCTGATCGATTGGAATAATTAGTGGCATCCCTTGTCCATGCAGGTTATACATTGTGCCGATGAAAGCATCTGTGTAGCTGTCATGCAAGAATTGCTGAATGGTTGTGTACACATCACCTTTCAGCTTTTCAAGGATAGCTTGTACCTGGCCTTTTAAGGCTTTCTGGTATTGCAGGTGATATATACGGCTTTGCGTGAGTTCGTCAGACTGAAGAATGATGATCTTTTCATCAATCTGCTTCAGCGCCGCCTGATACTGTTTTGCAAGGTCTTTTATAACTCGCTTTTCAGTATTAAGCTGACGCTGAAGCAGTTCTTTTTCCCGCTTAAACAACTACATCACCTTCAGTAGGAACTGTCTTCAGTGTGTTCTGTGCTTCAGGAAGGTCATCTTCTTCAGGTGTGGGCAGCTTGTCCTTAATGTCATCATAGTCCAGTTCAAGGATTTCAGCGATGTTCTGCGCTACCAGTTCCCTGCCAAGCACAGCTTCAAGGCCAAGGTATGTGTTTACCTCTGTCTGTTTGCGCTGCGCATCCGTCAGTTCAATCTGTGCGTTATCCTGGGCATTGGTAATGACTTCAGGTTCAAAGTCAAAGTACACATCCTTCATCTGATAGTCAGTGCCTTCTGCTTCATTGATTTCAGCAAGCACAACCTTAATCAGCTTGCGTAGGAACTGCTTCACTCTGATAATGAACTTGTTATACTTCAGATCCAACGGAGCATAACGGGATTTGATAACAACATTGGTAATGTTGCCATCGCCCATCTGCGCAGAATCAAAGCCTTCGCCAAATTTGTAGATGCTTTCCTTGTCCAGTTCCAGCTTGACCTTGCGTGCTTCATACGGAACATCAACAGTCTTGTAATCAACACCGCCGCCATTTTCACCGTTTACGCCAATATGCTTCTTGGTTTTGACATTCTGCATCAATTCTTCCAGATTGTCACCCTGGAAGCCTTTAACCACAACCAGGTATTCAGAAGCATCCTGAAGGTTATTACTTAGGCCGCAAGCCATCAGGTCATAGTCATCAATCAACTGCTTGACAGGCTTTAGATCGCTGAACTGCTTCTTGTTATTGTCCAGCCTGAAAAAGGGAATGAAGCCATAGTCTTCATAGTAAAGATCGCCGCCCTCTTTCTTCTGATACAAGGTGTGCGGCCTGGGATTGACTTCCTGGGAAGTATCCTTTTCAAGCTGGCCTTCATCAGCGCTGACATAAAAATAGGTTTGGTGTGCATCCCAAACCTGAATCCTTTTGA